GAGGCTGACGGCAGCGTGGTTGTAGTTGATGGGTACAAACGTGTGCCTGTTGCCGAGTGGGCAAAGACTTTGCCAGCATGGATGCAGAAGCAACCCAAGCCGCAGGGCAGTGGTGCGCCATCGGGCGGCAATGTTGGCGGTGCCGTCCCTGCTGGGATGGTCAATCCGTTTAACCGCGACAGCTTCAATCTGACTGAACAGGCACGACTGTATCGAACAGATCGTGATCTGTATGATCGGATGAAGGCTCAAGCTAACCGCTAAGCTGTTACAAACCGGCTGTGCTGGTGATGTAGGGCTGTGCCCATCCTTCCAACTCAACCCTGGTGATTCTTCATGGCGACTCTTCGCTCTGACATCATCATCCCCGAGATTTTTACGCCTTACGTCATTGAGCAGACCACCCAGCGCGATGCCTTCCTGGCATCCGGTGTGGTGCAGCCGATGGCTGAGCTGAACGCAACCGAGGGTGGTGACTTCATTAACGTGCCTTTCTTTAAGGCAAACCTGACTGGTGACTTTGAAGTGCTGTCAGACAGCACCTCGCTGACCCCTGGCAAAATCACTGCTGACAAGCAAGTTGGCGTGATCCTGCACCGTGGGCGTGCCTTCGAAAGCCGTGACCTCGCTGCACTTGCCGCAGGTTCCGACCCCATGGCTGCTATCGGCGCCAAGATTGCTGACTACATTGCTAACCAGCGCCAGAAGGACCTCCTGTCCTGCTTGGCTGGTGTGTTTGGCAGCCTGGGCAGCAACGACAGCGCATCCTTCGTCGATCTGACGATTGATGGTCTGACCGCTGACACCCCAACCGTGCTGTCCCCTCGGCACGTTGCTGAAGCCCGCAGCCTGCTGGGCGATCAAGGTGACAAGCTGACCGCCATTTGTATGCACAGCAAGGTCTATTACGACCTCGTTGAGCGCAAGGCGATCGACTACGTGTCCACTCTTGAAGCTCGTGGCACTACCAGCACTCAATCCGGTGGCTCCCTTGCTGGTGCTTACGGCGGTGACGCCAGCGTGCCAACGTACATGGGCTTGCGTGTCATCGTCTCTGACGATGTGCAGACCGCAGGCAGTGGCAGTTCCACTGAATATGCCACTTACTTCTTCACCAACGGCGCTGTCGCCAGCGGTGAGCAGCTGGCTCTTCAGACGGAAACTGACCGTGACATCCTCGCCAAGAGCGATGCCATGTCGATCGACCTCCACTACGTGTACCACCCTGTTGGTGCCAAGTGGGGCGTGAGCACTGTCAACCCGACCCGTGCTCAACTGGAGACCATCGGCAACTGGTCGAAGGTGTACGAAACCAAGAATATTGGTGTCGTGCGTGCGACCAACACTTCCAACTTCGATTGAGGTAACTAATTATGGCTTCCCTCTTTGAAGTAACTGCTGGCAGTGCCATTGGCTACGTCAGCGGCACTGGTGGTGCGGTTACCCAAGCCACCAGCAAGTCCACTGGTGTCACCCTCAACAAAGTTTGTGGGGCGATCACCATGCACAACGCATCACTCGCTGATGCCACCAACGTTAGCTTCACCGTCACCAACAGCACTGTTGCTGCTAATGACGTTGTGATCGTTAACCACTCATCGGCGGGCACTGCCGGTGCCTATACCGTCGAAGCCAACGCTATTGCAGCGGGATCCTTTGCGGTCACGGTGCGTAACGTGTCTGGTGGTTCGCTTAGCCAAGCCATTGTGCTTAGCTTTGCTGTGATCAAGGCTGCAAACGCCTGATGGGGCTGTTCGCTTTCCGGCGACTGCGTGATCGTGAGGTTGCTTCTACGGAAGCAGCCTCTCTTTCTATTGCAGAGCCTGCGCCTACACTAGAACCAAAGGAGCCACCCAACGATGGCAGTAGTAATCGTCGCAACCGTCGGGTCGGCAAGCGCCAACTCTTATCTGACTCTGGCGGACGCCCAGACGATCATTGATGGTCTTGTAGAGGATGCTGATGTAACCGCATGGGCATCAGCTACCACTGATCAAAAAAATCGTGCCCTTTATACCGCAACACAACGGTTAGACCGTGAGCGATATTTAGGAGCCCGTGCTACTGATACGCAGGCGCTGCAATGGCCGCGTACTGGTGTGCGCAAGCCAGACACCTATATCAACACCTACACAGTCGGCTTCCCGTTTCGGATCTCTACGGATTATTTTACCGACACTGAAATCCCGGATCAGATAAAAAGGGCGCAGGTTGTATTGGCGGTCTACCTGAATAACAACCCAGATGGCATTGGCTTAAGCGGCTTGGAAGATTATAAGAACGTCAAAATTGGCAGCATTGACGTGACGCCGAATTTAGGCTATGGAGCGGTGGGCGCTGACAAAGTGCCGCCAATTATGGAGCGGTATTTGACGGGGCTTAGAATTAGTGGACCAGGCAACTTTTCGATTCGCCGGAGCTGATCATGGGTTACCCGTATCCCAGTGCTGAGTTTATTGATGACACGGCAGCACATGCCGGGCGCTTTGGCAAGATTGTGGCGCTTGAGGATTCGGTGATTGCTAGCCTGACAGCTATGGACTGGACCGGCAACACATTGAGCGCGATTCCATTTAAGGCAAGCACTGAAATTGAAGGCGTCTTTACCAGCATCACTCTGACCAGTGGCACTGTTGTTGCATATAGGCTTTGATTATGACTTCCGTCTTCCTTGGTGGTGGTGACGCAACAAGCCGCGATGGGCTTGAGATACCAACGCATGACTACATTGCCAATACCTACGATGGCAGCAATAATATGCTGACATCAACATTCAAGCGCGGCGGCGCAAGTGGTCGAACCGTTGCGATATTGACCATGACATATGATGCCAACAACAATCTTTTGACGGTTACCAAGAGCTAAACCATGGCATACAAATTTAATCCGTTTAGTAGAAGACTGGATGATGTAGGCAACTACACAATGGTGCGTGGCCAAATCAGCAAGATGACCACTGGTACGGTTAATATTACGACGCAAAGTGTCTATGTTAGCACGGGTTTGACTGCAACACTTGACACAACAACAGACAACGGCTTGGTGCTTGGTACAACTGACGCATTTGGCTTGAAAAGCACGATTCCTAGCACTAAGCTGTTGCGCTTTTACGGCAGCATTGATGCCCGCACTACCAGCGGTAACAACAAAATTCTTGGTGTCAAGTTGGCCTTGAATGGTGTGGCCATTGATGCAACCGAATGTCGCGCTTATACCGGCGGTTCAAATGAAGAGGCCAAGCTGGTAACAAGCTGGATGATTGAAATGGACGAAGACGATGAAGTGTCTTTGTTTATGGCAAACCACAGCAGCGACGTTGACATTGACTTTCGGCGCGGTCGCCTTGTTGCAAGCGAGGTATTTGCATGACTCTTGCCAGCCCGCTACGCAAGGTTGCCAGCAAGTTGATGGCAAAGTTTGGTGGTGTGGTAACGATTCGTGTTGTGACCCTAGGAACTTACAACACAACCACTGGAGCCATCACAGAAACCACTGCTGACACTGCAGTGCGTGGCGTGCTTGAGGATGTGAACGCTCGTGAGGTGAACGACCTGATCCAAGCAAGCGACAAGAAACTGACGGTAGCTGCAGCAGACCTAGCAGCAGCACCTAGCACGGCTGACCGTGTAGTGATCAGCAGCGTGAGCCATCAGATTATTAGGGTCACTACGATTGAACAGGACAACACGGCTATTACGCACGAGCTAATCCTGAGGGCATAGTGGCACGACGCATCAACCTATCGCAGATTGGCAGTTACTCCCAAGAGAAGTATGAGCAGTTGCTGCGGGTGGTTGTGTTTGAAACAGACAGCAGGCTAAAGCAAGAAAGCCCTGTTGATACCGGACGCTTTCGCGCTAGCTGGGCGATCAGTGAACAGGGAACCCCTGGTTTTGACGCTGGACCGCAGGGTAACCCAAATGCGTTGAAACCTCCTTTGCGACTTGATTATTCGACAGAGCGAGCCGGAGGTGTATATCACATTCATAACAGTCTGCCATATGCCGAAAAATTGGCATATGGGGCGCCGGGTTCAGGACGCAGAACCGAAACTCGCTATAACCCTAAGCGCGATGTAGAAACGTGGGCTACCCCTGGAGGTGGAAGCAGCATCCAAACCAATGGACCCGGTTGGACTGATCTGATAGCCCGTGAAATGACGGCATGGGCACAGCAACAAGCTAGGCGCATCGGGAGACAAGACTGATGGCATCCGTCAACCTCAACACCATCCGCTCAACCATCGAG